TGGTGGTGGCGGAAGTGGCGGTGGCGGTGGTGATGTTATCAATGCACAGCTTACCGTTACGAACACTACAGGGTGGCTTTCAAAAACAATCTCTAATGGGTCGGACATCAGCGTATCTCTCAACTGGACATCTGTTGAAGATGGCATACCAACAGGAGATGGCGCTGCTCGTATCACCGTGAACGATATTGTCCGGTCTACACAGCAAATCCATCAGGGCGATATAACACTTGATTTAAAAGAATATTTATCTGTCGGCACTAATCGTGTAAAGATTAGGATTTCTGACGTATATGACCAAGGAAGAACAATCTCATACAGCATTACTGTGGTTGCCCTTTCCATTTCATCCACATTTGATACATCGAATGTATTTGACGGAGTAATCGCATTCCCGTACACTCCTGTCGGCGCTGTCCAGAAAACGATTTATTTTATTGTTGACAACACTATAGTTGGCACTAATGTAACATCCGTAACAGGTAGACAAATGACATATCCGATTCCGGCTCAAGAGCATGGTGGACACTCATTACGTGTTTACTTTGAAGCCGAAATCAATAATGAGACCGTTCGTTCCAATGAACTGTATTACGAATTTGTTTCTATCGAATCTGGCGATACCGGAACAGTTATCACAAGTTCGTTCGACACTACAGAGGTGAACCAGTACTCGACCGTGAATATCCCGTTCAGAGTATATACGCCAAATGTGGACACTACTGCGATAAAATTATACGTGAACGGCTCTATGGTATCTGAGCAGACTGTCGATAGAACGGAGCAGAGTTATGCACTCAGGGCAAGTGATGCCGGTACTGTTACATTCCGTATAGAAGCTGGCAACGTCACAAAGGACATCACGTTCACAGTAGTAGAATCTTCCATAGATGTAGAAGCCGAAACGGAAGATTTAGCTTTATATCTTACCGCATACGGCAGGAGCAACAACGAGGAAACAAGGAACGTATGGAATTACAATAACATTTCTGCACAACTGACCAACTTTAACTGGGTACAGGATGGATGGCAGAATGACACAGATGGCATTGACGTTCTCCGGCTCGTTGACGATGCCAGAGTTGTTATACCGTACAAGCTGTTCGGGACAGACTTCAAGTCCACTGGAAAAACAATCGAACTTGAATTTGCGACAAGAGAGGTATCGGACTATACGGCTACCATCCTGTCTTGTTTTGCTGACAACATCGGATTAACAGTTACTCCGCAAAGCGTTGCTTTTAAAGGGGCGCAGACAGAAATAAGCACACTGTACAAGGACAACGAGCATATTCGTCTTGCTATTACGGTAGACAAGCAGAATAACAACAGGCTTATCCTTGTTTATATCAACGGCATCATGTCTGGTGCGATTCAGTATGCGTCTGGCGAAAGATTCTCGCAGTTATCTCCTGTTAATATTTCTATCGGCTCAAATGATTGCGGAATTGATATTTATAACATTCGTGTTTATGATAATAACCTCTCTCGCATCCAGATTCTTGATAACTGGATTGCTGATACACAGATTGGTTCTGAAATGCTCAATAAGTTCGTTCGGAACGATGTGTATGATGCTTACGGTGAAATCACCCCGGCTAATCTGCCGAAAGACTTACCGTACTTCATTTTAGAAGCAGATGAACTTCCGCAGTACAAAGGTGATAAGAAAACGATTAGCGGTTCTTATACCGATCCGGTATATCCGTCACGTTCTTTTACATTCGAAGGTTGTGAATCCGATGTACAGGGAACTTCTTCCTCTGTTTACTATAGGAAGAACTATGACTTAAAGTTCAAGAAAGGATTCATCACAAGCGGTGGAACTGTAACGAACTATGCGTTAAGAGTAAATTCCATACCGTTCAACAGATTTGTATTAAAAGCTGACGTTGCATCGTCCGAATCTACAAATAATACTGGTCTTACAATGTTCTATAATGACAGCAATCCGTATAGAACGCCAGAGCAGGTGAACGATTCTAGAGTACGCCAAGGTATTGAAGGTATTCCGATAGTTGTGTTCTGGCACAATACGAAATCTGGAACTACTGAGTTCTTGGGTAAGTTCAACTTCAACCTGCCGAAACGTGCGAATACACCGTACGGCTTTTCCGGCAATATGGAATCATGGGAATGGGAACGAAACAACTCTGCAAATGTCAAGTTCCAAGACAACGACTTCACGACCATGAAGTGGGATGCTGTCGAGCAGAAAAGTTATCCTGAGTGGTATGACGATTTCGAAGCCAGATTCCCGTCTGACGAGTGGAGGGATTATACAAAACTTAATGCCTTTATCTCATTCGTAAAATCCACTTGGAGAGACCAGACTACAAATGATAATTTATCAAGTCAGGTTACATATGTATTAAATACGTCTGCAACAGTTGACCAGTATCCTGACGATACCAGTTATACGGTGACAGATGAAAAAGATTCTGGCGGTGCAAGCACGGGCAATAAAATCATTACGTTCACCAAGGACACACCTGCCTACAGGCTGACCAAGTTCAGAGCAGAATTTCCGAAATACGCAGAGGTCGATGCTTTCATCTACTACTATCTGTTTACGGAAATGTTCGTAATGATTGATTCTCGTGCCAAGAATATGTTTATCGCATTCAACGGAAGCACAATTGCGGACAGCGATATACCGATTGACAGAAAAGCTGTAGCACAACCGTACGATATGGATACCGCAGTAGGAACAAATAACTCCGGTGTTCTTATGTTCGGTTACTATCTTGAAGATACCGATACTGTATCAGACATTATAAGTGGTAGCGGAACCGGCGGCAGTAACGCTCCTGTATTCAACGCACAGGACTCTGTACTTTGGAACAATGTTCGTGATGCATTCCGTTCTGAAATCACGCAGATGTACCGCAAGCTACGTGCCGATAACGTTTGGTCATACAGGATCATCGAGGATATGTACGAACAGCATCAGTCTAAATGGCCAGAAGCTATTTTCAACGAGGATGCTTATGAGAAGTACCTTGTTCCGCTTGTAGAACCAGTAACATTTGACGAGGACACTCAGCAGTACATCAAGACTGACCGTTATCTCACGATGTTACAGGGCAGTAAGTCAGAACAGAGAAAATGGTGGCTGTATAACAGATTCCGTTACATGGACAGCAAGTTCGCAACGGGTGATGCCTACAACAAGATAATCAGTATGCGTGTGTTCAACAGTGGACGGTTAACCCTTACGCCAGCTATTGATATGTACGTTGCTGTAAGTTTTGGTGGCGGTACAACTATTGCACAGCAGAGGACAACTACTAATACTCCTGTCAATTTTGACTACACTACACCTAGTGGCGTAACAGAAATGGAGACATGGATTTACTCTGGTGATTTAATCACTGATGTTGGAGACCTGTCTGTGTTCTATCCTAACGAACTCGATTTCAGTAAGGCAACTAAGCTGAAACGTCTTAAAATCGGTAGTGCTGTGAGTGGGTATTCAAATGCTAACTTGAGGACGTTTGACGTTCGAAACTCCACGCTGTTGGAATCCATTGATTGTAGGAACTGTCCGAATCTTGCTATTACGGCAAATCTTGAAAACTCCCCAAGACTTGTCGAGGCATACTTTGACAACACTTCAATCACTGGTGCTGACTTTGCAGATGGCGGTGCGCTTGAAACGCTTCACCTGCCCGGAACTATAACTACACTTACGTTACTCAACCTTAATAAGCTGACAGACCTTCAAATTGCGTCCTATGCAAATGTATCAAGGCTCATGCTCACGAATATAAGTCAAGATATTATTGACCCAATTGAGGTTCTGCAAGCAATCAGACCAAACTCTCAGGTCAACATCCAAGGTTTATACCTTGAAGCTGAGAATGCTACGGAGATTGACCAGTTCCTTGACTTGCTCGATACAATGCAGGGCGTAAGTAGAGAGAAGAATGCTTCTGGCGAATGGATTTACCACGATTACGATACAGCGCAAGTTTCCGGCACGATTCACACTAGCACACTCACTGGTGCGGAAATTGCCGGCTTCAATGCTCGTTATCCGTATATTAGAGTAATTGCAGACCATACGACCTCTCAGTTGAAATATTACAACGGCTCTACATTGCTCAAGACAGAAACTATACTTGACGGTGGCAACGGCACTTACACAGGCTCTACTCCGACTAAGACACAGGATGCTCAGTATACGTACACATTCTCTGGTTGGTCTAAAGGTTCGGATGACAATACTGTTGACAGTGATGCTCTTATCAATGTCACGGCTGATAGAAATGTTTATGCTTGTTTCACAAGTACAGTCAGAACATACACCATCCTTTGGAAGAACAGTGATGGAACCACTCTGGAAACAGACAACAATGTACCGTATGGAACTACACCGACCTATAACGGTTCAACTCCCGTCAATCCGACTTCGGGCGGCGGTGCTTTTACCGGATGGACTCCTTCCGTTGCATCCGTAACAGGAAATCAGACGTATACGGCATTGTATGTTCCTATTTATAACGTATCATTCTATAACGGCAGTACGCTACTTCAAACTGTATCCGTGCAGGAAGGCGGGACAGCAATATACAGTGGAAGTACACCTGTTAATCCAGAAGATGCTTCCCTTGGCTTCTTAGGATGGGGCGCTACAAATACCAGCACGAGTGCTGATGCCGTGCTGACTAACATCACCGCGAATAAGTCTGTATATGCTGTATTCGAAAGTGCGGTAGTAGTGGAAGAAATCACTGATAGTTGGGACACCATCATTGCTAATATTGACAACGGTACTTATGCTACTAAGTATAAGATAGGCAATTACAAGCCGCTCGACCTTGGTACAGAGGGTACAATTAATATGCAGATTGTTGCTAAAGACGGCGATGAATTGGCAAGTGGTGGCACAGCACCGTTGACATTCTTAGGGATGGAGTTGTTAAACACTGCACATAGAATGAATGCTACTAATACTAATATGGGCGGATGGCCTGAAACTGAATTGCGTTCGTACTTAAATACAACGATTGTTTCTCTTGTACCGTCTAATGTAAAAAGTCGGATACAAAAAGTTAATAAAAATTCCAAATTATATCCTAGTGGCGAAATAGAATCCGATGAAACTATATGGATACCATCTCTTAGAGAAATAGTTTATACCCATTTCTCAAAAGAGCAGAACGGTGTGACATATAAAAATTTGTATTTAGACAATTTATCGTGCAGGAAGTCATTATCTAATGAAGCCACCGCTTATAATTATTGGACACGCAGTTCTGATAACAGCCAAAATAGACGCTTTTATTTTATAGATACAAAAGGGGCTCAACTGGCAACATTAGCTTCAAATCAAAACTATTATATCTGTATCGGTTTCTGTCTCGGCTTAGAACAAGAAACAACAGATTGACAAGGACTTCTTGCGTGAGATTGGAAATCGCTCTCGGCTTCTGTACAAACTAAATTGATTATTACTTCTCCTACCAATTATCTCTGATGTATTTGGGATGAAGGAGAAAAGCAACTTGCTAGGGGCAGAAATGTCCCTAGCATTTTTATGCACTTTTTTAGATATGCAAGCATCGAAACATCCTAGGTAAAACACGATGCTTTGTATATAGACACTATTAATTTTTTATTCGTGCCGACTACGTTAAGTCGGAGAAGGGTTAAAAAATATGGCACTTTCTGACAATGGCGGTCTTTCCGCAACTGACATCATGGCTCTTACTGGCAACAATGATGGCTTCGGCGGCTTCGGCGGCGGTGGATGGTGGGTCATCCTGTTCATCCTTCTGCTTGGCGGTGGTCTTTGGGGCGGTCGTGGCTATGGC